AAACTTGACCCCAATAAAAATCGCGTAACTATTTTTATTATATCTATTTATATTTTTATTTCTCTCTTCGGTGTCAAAGTGTCAAAGAAAATCAGAAAGTTTGTTTTGATGTTGAAAAAACAGTAATAGGGGGCCTTAAAAAATCCGCTCTTCCTCGTCCTCCTCAGCCGTCCGAATGTAGAAGTAGTAGACATCGACTCCCTGTTCCTTTCGGTGTATTTCGTTGCGTTTCCGATCGGATTCGGTTTGCAGCATCTCGTCCGGGTTGAACTCCCATCCTTTGTACTCGCAGAACTGAATGAGGCGGCCTTTGAAGGTCTGCATCTTCACACTGTCCTGCGCCCGTTTGGGGAGCGATTCCTTATACGCCTCGAATGCCTCGTTTTTATTGAGGAATGTATCGCGGCGGCCGTCTGCGGCGAAATACTCTTCGGCCCAGTAGATGAAGTCGTCGCCGATCTGCCGCTGGATGTTTCGCTGTTCGATGTCGTGCATCGGCGGCTGAAGCGCGACCTGATGTTTGATGTATACGTGCATACATGTAAGCATGAATATGTAAAAGTCGTTCATCTCCTCCGGGGTGTAGTCCTGGATCAGATTCTTCCCGAATTCCGTGGCCGGGTTCCGCAGCGATAGCTTGGCTGCCGGGTCTGCCGAGTGGTAGTAGTCTGAGAATGCCGTAAACCATATTCGGCGCCGGAGGGAGTTGTCGAACTCCCGGATGGCGTGGTTGCTCGAAAAGGATATTTTCGGGGACTCCGCGTATTCGAGGGTGACGGCTGCGGCATACTTGGCGTTGATGGTGATCTTGTTGGTGATCGCCGGCATGAAGCGGTGGAGGTCGATCGACTTGTTCACATCGTCGAAGTAGATCGTATCGGTTACGCCCTTGATGACGCCCTGGAATAGGAATTCCATCTTGTCGGGGCGCAGCTCCTGCCCGTTGATGAAAAGCTGGTTGCGCATTTGTTCGATGCTGCCCAGGAAAAGGGATTTTCCGGTCCCGCCCTTGTGCTGGCCTTCGTCGGATATCTCCGTCTCCATGGCGTATACCGCCTTTGCCTCGGCCGCCGATTTGTATTTGGTCAGCAGATACCCCAGTGCCATGACCTTCGACATGAAGTGCAGATCCTGCTCGGCCCGCTCTTCGTCGGTGAGCGCCTGCCCCATCTCCTCCATGCGCCAATGCACGCGCCCGGTGTTGTAGATGTACCGCAGGAAAGAGAAATCGGGGCGGTTGATGCGCAGCTCGAACCTCGCTGTCCCTGTCAACGTGTCAAGCGCAGCTTGCATTTGCTTATAAATAGGGGTCCGGGGATTAAGGCCCTGCATTTCTTTCCGTATCGCAAGGGCGGCCGGCGTTTCCACGATGTCGAACGGAAGCACACCGTTCCTGTCCAGTTGTATTTCGTGATCGAGAATCTTGTTGCTGTACTCGAAGTAGGGCCAGTCCTGCGGACGAATTTCGTGTAGGCCGTCCCGGTCGATGCGGATGATCTTGTTCTTGAATAGCACGTGGTCGAAGTTCGCCCCGAAATAACGGAAATTCGGTGCGATCATCCGCAGCTTCTCCAGCGATCCGAGTTTCACCTGGTTGCTCCGGTGGATGGCGTTGGCCAGCGCCTGCGAGTAGTACTCGGGATGAGCGTAGAGATAACGGATCAGTTCCGCGTTGCATTCCGACGCAATGGCCTGCTCGTCGATCAGGCGGACGATATTGTCCCGAATGTGGCAGAAGGTGAATCCCTTGCTTGTGGCCGAGGATTCGATGCGGTAGTACCCGCTTGCTTGCAGGAAGGAGTACAGCTGCTCGTTGTTGATGTCGAAACACTCCTTGCCGCGGCGGTCTTTGAAACGCACCCAGAATCGCAGCGATCCGGATACCCGGAGCAGGTTGCTGAAAATTTTGTAGGGGTCTTGGGCGTTCGGCTTTCGGTAGTGCATGAAGAGGTCCTTGGCGTCCTTGCAGGCTCCTCCTTTGCGGGTTTTGAAGCGTTTGAGGTCGTCCGGGAGGCGTATGATCCGGAGGTCGAGGTATTTCATGGCGTGCCGGTAGGCGTTGGCAATCCCCGTGCTGTCCTGATCGTAGAGAATGTAGATCTCTTTGGCGATCTGCCGGAGGTGGAACATGTCGGTCCGGGGGAGATCGGCCGTTTCGGAATTCAGCCATGCGACATGCCATCCCGCCCTGCCGGTATTGATGCAGGCGTTCCGGACATTCAATGCGTCGGAACCTCCCGAACAGAGGATGATCGCGTCGCATTGCTCCTGTCGGGGCGAGGCGTTCACGGAGCCCGGATCATCTTCCTCTTCCGGATTCTCGTCTTCGTCTTGTTCCGGCGCTTCTTCCTCGACATCCGAGATGTCGGGCGTCCGACGCTTGGAATTTTCGAACGCTTTGAGGAACCAGGAGTCGCCGAAAATGAAGTCGGCGGGCTTCTCTCCGACGAACATGAAACGGAGCTGGGGCGACAGCGGCTGGTAGAGCCGTCCCCATGTCCCGTAATCGTAGTAGAAGATCGGATAGTTCTCCGTGGCCGAGATCTTCCAACTCTTTCCCTTTTCGTTTTTGCGGGTGATGTAGGAGTCCAGCGGCACCAGGCGGAGTTCGTTGCACACCTCTTGCGTAATCTGATGCCCGAGCAGATCGAGTTCCCATTTGGAGAATTTTCCACCCTTGCGGCGTTGTACGGTCATGGCATCCTGCGGGGCCGTTTCGGCCCGCCCGGGCTCCGGCTGTACGGACACCGTCGAGGTTCCGGCAAGCAGGTGCGGAGCATATTTCGACGCGATGAACTCGATCGCCTGCGGGTATGTCAGGCGCTCTTCTTCCATGACGATCGAGATGGCCGTGCGGGCCTTGGTATCGCCGCCGCCTTTGTCTTGCAGAAACCAAATGCCGCTGCGGTTGAACACGGTGCACGAGGGATTCCGGTCGTCCGGCCGGAGTCTGAAATTTCGGCGCCGCTCGAATCCGTCCCGGGACGCGGGGTAATAATCGAGGATAACCGTCTTGCCGCCTTCGGTGGCCTGCAATACGTCGTCTTTGCTTACTTTGTTCATAGTGTTCGAGTCGTGGGGAATACCCCCCCCCGATTGGTTATATTTTTTCGATTTGGCGCAGTATCATCCCTGCGCGGTGGTATTGCTCGTAGATCTCGCTTCGGGGAGAGAATCCAGCCGGCAGGCGGTTTTGGAGCAGCCCCGTTTTGAAGGCTTTGATCGCCCGGCGGATCGTCTCGAACTCTTCCGGCTTCAGATCCATGACGGCGATGCGGCCGCTGCTGTCTCTGTCTACATACATGGCGCCCAGATTTTGACCAGTAGCGATACGGAGAGTACGATCACGAGGATCGAGTCCCAGAAGATGATGTTAAGAGTCGGAGAGACCCCGCGGGTCTTGATGCGGTTATAGGCGACGCCTGTGGCGACGATACCCCGCCAGAGGATCGCCGCGATGCAGATGATCGAGAGGATTGCAGTCATGGTTATGCGGTTTTAAGGTTGATGCCGTACTTTTTCTTGATGATGGCCGTCAGTCGCAACTGTTTGGTCCTTGGGATCGGACGCGTGCCGCGCCGCCATGCGTTGAATGTCTCAGCCCCGACGAAGAGTTCCGATGCTGCAATCTGCAACAGTTCGGTTTTCTCTTTCAGGTCGAGCGATTTCCACAATTCGGTAAGGGTTTGATCTTTCATTTGTGCGCATCGTTTGGTTTTTAGTTTCAAAAAAGAGGAGAGGAGCCCGGTTTCAATAGGGGAGCCGACCCCTCTCCGTTGCCGTTGGCGGCCCTCACGGGCGGCGTGGCGGCGAGTGCGTGGTAACATCTACTAATCTCCGGCACTCGTTTCGCGGACGATCCTGTTCGCCAGCCTTACAGCGTTCCCCAGGTTCACGACGAGCGGAATTGTCAGCCACGGGTGGCTTTCGCTGTAAAGCATGATCGGCGCCATCAGGCTCCCGATGAAATAAAGTCCGTAGACCTTGTGCCTGGCGGAGAGTTTCATGAACTCCCGGCCGAGGCAGGCGGTCAAAAGTTTCCGGCCGGTGCGTGCGGCCTTCTTTCGGATGCCCGTAAAATCCGGACGTGCCGGAACAGGGTACGAGGCAACCCTTTCATTACTCAAATACATAGAGGTTGAGATTGAAATGGTTAAAAAATTTATTACATTTGTCCTTGTATTGTGCGTGTCTTTTTGCAAGGACTTTTGCAAATGTAAAATGTATTTTGCAAAAATGCAAGATTTTCGTTGCATTTTTGAGTGTTAAAACGCATGCTTATATGGAATACGCTGGTAATCAGTTAAGAAAGGCGATAAAGGAAAAAGGGCTTACTCAGGAAGAGGCAGCCGAATTGCTTGGTGTAACGAGACAAACCATTGGAATATGGTTGAAACGACAAGTTTTTGACGCGAATACCTTACATCGGATTCGTCTGAAATTGGGAGTGAATTTGGATAGCACTGAAGAGATGAAAGAATCGGATAATATCAATATGCCCCGTGAGGTGTTCGATAAAATTTCCCAGTTGATCGATGCGAATTGTTCCCAGAAAGAGGATATTTCGTCACTCGTTGCGACTATAAAATCCCAGCAGGGAACGATAGCCGGACAGCAGGATTTGCTGTCTAAGATGCAAATGCTTGTTGATAAGGCACTTACCCCCCCCCCCATCACGGGGCAAATACGGTGGATGGGGCAGATTCAGAGGGAAATAGAGGCTCTTCGGCAGTTGGATAATTGAATCTGGGAGATATAGGATTCTTTCATATTTTCCGGATTCTTAGGTTGAACACAATCTTAAATCTTTGAAAATATGAATAGAAAACAATTGGTTTGTAGCTTAATTTTATTTTTGGCTCCTTTCTTTGCTTTTAGCCAGTATTTTACATTAACCCCTATGGGGATGAAGGCATTTCCGGTTGAGTCAGAAAAAGACTGTAAAGACTACATTGTATTAGAGTTTCCGGGAAAAACGCAAACTGAACTTTATGAGATGGCGCATGGTTATATTGTGTCTAAATTCAATTCGGCAAAAGATGTAATGAGTGTCTCTGAACCTAATTTCATTACTGTTAATGCTTCATTTGCGTTCAAAACTCAAGCCGCTTATCTTTATACGATTGAGGCATGTTATAATTATAAAATAGCGTTCAAAGATGGGAAAATAAAGGTAAATTTTGTGCTTTTAGATCTCCATGTACCTCCTCAGCGCCATTCGCAGAATTTTTCATTTGGTTTAATTGCAAAAGGCCGAGCCTTTGGAGGATATGGTATTTTTACTAAAAAAGGAGATGTGGCCTCCCTTGAGGCAAAAGAGGTGATTGAAGGTTATGCAAATCGATTAACGCGTGATATGGTTAATGCTATTCAAGATAATAATGATTGGTGAGAAGTTCAATAATAAAAGATACTGACTAAGGTTGCCTGCAATTTCTTAGTAGCACTCTAAATTGAGTATAGGGTGCACTTTGGAAAATGATGCTTAACTATTTGGTAGTGGATAATTTATCCACTACCATCCCGGGACAGATACGGGACAAAAAGGTGATTTTTAACAAATTTTCCGATTTGTATGTCGTTGAAAATCAGGTGGTATTTTTGCGGGAAATAGGGCTTATTAAATCCCCTATCCACTACTGAGATTCTCGCAAGTTATTGACAATCAATATATTGCGAGAATTTTCGTAAATGTGCCGGGACAGAAACGGGACATAGTTTCTTCTTCTTGGCAGGCTGATTTTCAATGATATACATTTTTACTTCGGTGAAAATGTAAAAAAAATGTTGTCAGTTGAAACTGCGCGAAATTCCGCGCTAAACGAAATTCTTTCTTTCACTTATCCGAAACTACACACCGGCTCCTGCTGGTTTATTTCCTTTTATGCGTTTGATCCGGCGAAAGGTGAAATGCGGCGCAAACGGATCAAGATAAATTCGGTGGGGAATGCCTCACAGCGCCGGCGGTATGCTGCGCAAGTTTGTCATCGTCTTTCTGCGAAACTCGAAACGGGGTGGAATCCGTGGGTGGAGGCTGAGGCGGATTATACCTATAAACTATTTTCGGATGTATTGGTGCACTACCGAAATTACCTCCGGAAGTTGCAGGATGACGGTGTTCTCCGAAAATCGACCGTACATGGCTATAATTGTTCGGCGGGTATCATGGAACGCTGGAATGCGCAACAAGCATCGCCCATTCGTTATGTCTATCAGTTCGACCGTTCGTTTTGTGTGCGCTTTCTGGATTACGTCTATGTTGAACGGGGCAATTCGCCGACTACGCGCAACAACAATCTGGCGTTTCTCCGGGAGTTCTCGTCATTTCTGGTTCAACACTTATATCTGAAAAGTAAACCGACGGAGGGGCTGAAGAGCATCGGAAAGGGTGCTGTCAGTAAGAACCGGACGGTCATCGCGCCGGCGGATATGCAACGTCTCCATGACTGGCTCGACACACACAATCGGCCGTTCCTGCTGGTCTGCTATTTCCTACATTATATGCTTATCCGTCCGAAGGAGATATGTCGTCTTCGCTTGCAGGACATTAATGTCGCTAAACAAACGGTCTATATTGACGGCCAGATTTCGAAAAATAAAAAATCGGGGGTGGTTACGCTTCCGACGCCGATTCTGGAAATGCTCGTCGATTTGGATTATTTCAATGCTCCGACTTCGTATTATATTTTCTCTACCGGGTTCCGGCCGGGGCCTAAGTTGTGCAGCGAACGGAGTTATCGCCACTATTGGAATAACGAAATTGTTCCGGCGTTGAAATTCCCGAAGGAATACAAGTTCTATTCGCTGAAGGATTCGGGTATCACGGATATGCTTCGGTCGGGACTTGACCCTCTTTCCGTTAAGGAGCAGGCGCGGCACTCGTCGCTTCAGATTACGGATGCCTATACACCACGGGATGTTTTGAACGCTAATCCACGCCTTCAGAGTTACAAAGGTATCTTATAAGTGGAGAAGAGGGCGGTCAACACCGTCCTCTTCTCTTTTTGGGGGTTCAATCGGTTGAGATTTGCTGTTATGCGAAATATTTGTTTTTGAGAGCAATTAGTTTGTCCCAATACGTGACTATCAGCCCGTCCATGTGGTAGTGGTATTCCCCTTTGTAGTTGGGTATTCCTCCGAGGCGGTTTGCCGACCTCTCAGTATAAAAATGGTAGTAGTTCGCCGCGCGACAGAAAAGGCAATGCAGGCCGCTCGGAATGGCGAATACGGGCAGCCATAGCCATCCCCACCGTTTCGATTGTATGACATGGCCGAATTCGTGATCGTATACGGGTTCTCGGGCTATGTTCTTGGGTGAGATAAAGACATAGCGACCCATCGTCATCCCTCCCCTGACGTGCTTAGTCGCATAGAATACCGCCCCGCGTTGCCGCGTGACCCGTACCCGGTCACGACATCCGAGCATGTAGCAAAGGCCGATCAGGTTTTGGGGGAGCTGCCATAGGTAGAGCAACACCGCCCATACGATTCTCACAAATTCTTTCATCGTGTTTTCTTGTTAAATTCGATATATTCCGTATAAGTAATCCGTGTATGCGGGTTCGACGACACGACCTCCTGCCGGATTGCCTTCGTGCCCCAGCGGATAAATAGGAACCGCCGTGGGACCCGGTGGACAATCTGCTGGAGTGTGTCGATGCTTACAACCTGGCAGCTCACCGAATCGTCCCGGATTATGCCGTCCACGCTCACATGCTGATCCGACCATCTGAACACCTTCGTTTCGGGGATTTTCAGCCTTCCGGAGAATTCCCGATCGAGGGCTGCCTTTACCGAATCAGCAGCCCTTCGCACCCCTGCGCCGTATTTCTCCCACGCTGACGATGGCTGCGGGCCTGCGGGTTCCAGGGGCGCCGTAATCTGCACCTCGGTCCGCGTGGCCGTCGTGGCGGCCGCTTCCAATCGACGGACTTTGATCCGCAGCTCCCGGACCTGCGCGGCCAGTTGTGCATTGTAGCGTTCCATCTCCGACGCCCGGAGTTCGAGCACTTGCCGGGATGCGGCATGCTTGCCGCTGGCCGTCCGATAAAACTCCACGCTGTCGGTCAATACCTCGTTATTGGACTGCATGCGCTTGCGCTCGGCCCGTTCGGCCCGCAGCAATGCCGCCTGAATCAGCATCAGGCAGTTCAGCACGACAATAGCGATAATCAGATAGCGTTTCATCAGCATACTTGCCAATCGTCGGCGAAAATGTCCTCCCAGGTGGGAATGTAGTATGTAGCGTGAGGTTTGGGACAGTCGTCATTCGCCTCTACAAGCAGCACTTGATCGTGATACGATATGCTGCCGTCTCCCATCGTTCCGATGAACGCCTTCGCGTGATCCGGCAGACTGGTCATGCGCGGCACTACTTCCGCCGGCACGGTCTGCGGAATCTGTTTGACGATGAACTTACCGGACCATGCGGGACTTGAACAACGTCTAAACGTCTCTCCCTCGTTGAGCCTGTCGATGATTTCAGAGAATTTCATACATTTTGATATTTTAATGTTAAAGTAAACCTTCTGTCTTTACGATCCGCGCCACGTTGTCGATGATGTCCGCCATGACGGCGGCGTAGTCCGGCGCCGTGGCGTACTTTGCCCCGGTGCTGTCCACCAAGTGCCGTGCGAATTCTTTCGGATCGTCGCGGTACGGCCACGCATCGGCATAACCCGGTCTGCGGAGCAGTTCGAGATGGTTGTCGAGGCATTCATCCACCGACGCGAAATTTCGGAAATACCGATAGACCCGGTATTTGTATTTGCCCGGCGCGACCTGCTCGACCGATACGACCCGCTCCGGGGCCTTGAACTTCACATCGGGCGTTCTGAAATATTCAGTCGTCAGTTCCAGCGACACCGGCCCGGTCCAACTGCTGCCCTTCGTAATCCCGAAGATATTGTTGCCGATTCCTTTGATCTTCCATCCGGTTTCGAGTGCCGCCTGGGCCGTCACGAAAAGCGGGTGCACCCCGCCGGCCCGGTAGAGCCGGGCGGCCGCAGGGTAAATCTTCCGGACAAATTCAATCCGTTCGTTCTTGGTTGCCATAAGATAATTCGTTTTTTGTAAGTGCTGCACCGTCGGGTGCCTTGTAATGTCCAGATAACAATTTGGAACTCCGTGCCTGGTCGAGGCTGTTTAACAGCCGAAGCACCTCCTTGATGTCCTGCGTGCCGGCAAGTTTCGCCACGATGTCGGTGATCTTTGCCGCCGACGAGTGCGCGGCCCGCAGGTTCTCGCGCACGCTCCACCCTTCGATTCCGACGGCGATCACCGCCGAGACTGCCGAGGCATAGGGCATCGTCCAAATCCCGAACAGCAGGGCCAGCAAGTCTATGCACATGAACAGCGCCGTGACCTTGCCATAGTCCCCGAACTTTGTGAATGTACGGCGCAGGCCGTGCGAATCGATCGGCATTTTCAGCGCCCGGGCCTTTCGGATTCCGGTACGCATATCCACTATGACGGCCACGAACATCACGATCCAAATGATGATCTCCAGCCATACCGCCCGCCGCAGTATCAGGGCTTCGACGCCCAGCGCTTCGGTGAGATAATCGAACATGACCTACTCCTTTTTCGCGGGGCGGATCATATCCCAAAGCTGCTGTCCGATCACCGTTGCGGCCGCTCCGGCCCCGGCGCCGATGAAGAACGGGAGCATCCATTTTTCGGGCAGGACCCGGGCCCCGAAATACAGCACGATCACGGCGGCGATCACAATAGCGATGATGATAAGTGTCTTTTTCATAAAGTAATTTGTTAAAGATGATTTACTTGCGCATGACCCGAACACCCTTGATCCGAAACTGGCTGACAAGATCACGCCCGTCGGTATTTTCATTGGAAGCATAGATATACAAGACCGAACCGACCACCCGGAACCTGAACGATACGGTGTATTTTTTCGCGCTGCCGCCCGATGTTACCAAAGAATAAAAATTCGTATTCAACGTTTCCGCTGGGTTGATGATGATGCTTTGGCCTTGCGAGAACCCAATCATGTGCCCGTCGGCGTCCCCACCCAAATAGGCGAACTCGATCCACAGTTTATCCCCGGATCGTTGTACGTAATTGCTCAGCGTAAACGAACGGTCTGAGTTGGCTATAAGCGAATAATCGCCCTGCATCAGCCACCCGCTTTCCGGTTCCTTGCCGAGTTCGACCCAGGAAGGGGTGTAACCTTTCGCATACATCGCCGTGAATACCCTGGGCTTGAAAGTCGTTGCCTGTATAATATACAAGCTGACGTTATATTGTGTAGCGCTGTTCCAATACTGACATTGCGCCCACCCGTAAAAATCGAACGCCGTGTCGGGCAGCCCCACGGCCGTTCGGGCAATTTTCAGAGGTTTCATGTCACCGGCCTTTTCGAAACCGAAATCGAAGTCCTTTATAGTGCCGGTAATTACAACGGCATCGGTTAAAGCCGATGCACTCTTACTGCCACTTAATTTGCTCCAATTTGTTCCGGACCCACCGTTGAAGACTTTTGCGGCGTATAGGTCAATAGACCCGGTGTCTTCGTCGATTATTTCAGCAAGAGCGATCCCGCAGTCGTACTCCTGCGCATAAGCCACGAAACCATATCCGTACCCGTACACACCATTCGGAATATCCGAAGACCTCGTGTTAATCCAAAATGGCTGTATGAACCCCTCCATAGGAACCAAATCCCATAAATCAGAGGTTAAGGTTTTCGGTTCGAGAGGTCCATTTCCTCCCCCAAGCGATTTCCATGTTGTAGAACTTCCAATGCACCCTCCGACGAATACTTTCCCGGAAGTTCCGGTTTTCATTGCGAATATCTGGAAATACTCGCCTTCGTTGGCGCCCATCGAAATAAAGCCGCTGAACGCACCGCTTTCAGGAAATTGGTTACTTGTTGAAGCCGTGAGGTTGTCCGTGTAAAACGGGATAAGGTCCCCGGTTTTCCAACTTTCCAACAACCCACTCAGTGCACCCTCAGTGAATGCGGTGACTTTAACGGCGTTTGTAAGACGATCATTGTCTTCGGAAGAACCTGTGCTTCCGCTTTCAGCATATCCGAGGTTGTTCCACGATGTTGTCCCGTCTCCGAACTTGAACTTGCGGGTATCGCTCTCGACGCCGATCTCACCGCGCAGCAATACGGTGTCCGCGGCGCTCCATTGCGCCGCGGTCCTGTATTGTGGCAGGAACTTACCCTTTATGGTTTTCGTTCCCATAGCTGTCAGGCGTTACCGTCCAGAATGAAGACATTCTCCTCGTCGGTGAGATAGGCTTCGGCAGCCGCCTTTGCCCGGGCGTCCGTGTAGTAGAGGTTGTCCCCCTCCTTGAGGTCGGTCGTGCTTTTGGCCGCGAATGCGGTATTGAAGCGCTCCTGCGTCCAGTAGAGATTCGTGCCACCCTCAGCGATGTTGTCCGTGGAGAGCACCACGACTCCGGTCTTTCCGTTCACGGATACCACGTCGCACTCGGGCATGAGGAAGAGTTTCCAGTTGGCCTCGACCTTGGGGTCGGTTCCTGCGAGAATGTAGGTCTTGCTCTCGTCGGTGCGTCGGCAGACATCGCCCTGCTGTGCCGCGAGTGCGAGCATCGCGGCCTTCGAGTCGGCGTCGAAGATGTCGGTGATCGCCAGCTGGGGCATGATGGCGGTGTCGAGCTTTCCGTCGGCGCCGATCAGAGGCACGTTCCCGGCCGCAGCCCCGGCGTTTTTCTGTGCTGCGGTTCCGAGTTCGAGCAGGGTGCGGACATCGGTCGGAGCCATGGCGGAGATCGACGTGATGCGGCCCTTGGCGTCCACGGAGATCTTCGGAAGCCGGACATCGGACTGCGCCGAGAGAATGCTGGCGAGGGTCAGGGCTAGCGAAAGGTCTGCGGAGCCGTCGAACGACCCCGAGGCCGTTGCGTCGCCCGTGACGGCTACGGTCCGCGGTGCTGCGAGTTTGTCAGCCTGCAGGGCGTGATCGACTTTCCCGGTGGAAGAGCCTGCTCCGGCGGCTTTGGCGTAGATCGACGCGAGCATGTCGCCGGCTCCGAGATCCGCCAGATCGGAGGCCAGCGCCACCTGCTCCCATGCGTTCCCTGCGGTCTTCTTCAGCAGGATGTAGAGTCTTCCCGCACTCTGGTCGTAGTAGAACGTTCCGGGGATGCCGTTCGCGTCGGAGGGTGCTGCGGTCCCGACTTCGAGGCCCTCGGCGCGGTAGGGAAGATCGTTCCATGCGGAGGTCCCGTCGCCGGTCTTCCAATGGCGGGTGTCGGATTCGATGCCTGCCTCGCCCTTCAGGAGGACGGGATTCTGTTCGGCCCACTGGGCCGCGGTCAGCGTCTTGAGCAAAATACGCGCTTTAACTGTTTTCGTTGCCATAAAATAAAAAGATTAAAAGGGTTGTTAGTTGTTGTCCAGAATGAGTTCGTCCTCCTCGTCTACTCCGACTCCGATACACTTGTAGCAAAGTCCGGTGTCGTCCCATCGATAGGATTTGTTAGCATTGGTATCGATGTAGAGCATCGCCGGATTTCCTACTGCCGGGAATTGGAGGTATGATCCGAAATACAGGGAATCGGCTGTTCCGCCGGCTGCATCCATATCCTGCCATTGCAGATCGTAGTCTTCGTCGGACTTTTTCACGAGCACCTGGCCGGCGTTGCCGCCGGATGGGATTCCTACGCCCCGGAGCATCCTCTCCAGAACGACCGTTGCGGCTGCCGGCGTTTCTCCGTCAGTTCTCCCGACCCAAAGTTCCCATCCGGTTAGTTGCGGGAGCACCTTCTTCTGCTCCCCGCTTTCGAACAAGTCATTGGGAACGTTGCGCAACAGCCGGAAACAGAGCATCCCGGGAGGCAGGTGGTGGTCTTTGAACTCTATGAGTATCGCATCCGGCGTATCGTCCACGGGGCGGCAGTTTGTGTACTGTTTCCCGTCGAACGCCGCCGTGAAGGATATTCTGGATTTATTCGGGCCTTCGTAGGTGTTGAAGATGATTTTCCAAGGATATTCCGGGCGCCTGCCGTCCGGAAACCGGAAGATGAAGGGGAAATCTTCTTCGAAATTCTGCCGGAACAGGGCCGTGCGCTGCATGGCCATTATTTCTGTAATCGATTTGTTCATCTGTGCTTCTGCGTTGATGTTTATCGTATCAGGTCGGTGTTTACGCCTCGTCCTGCGCGGAGAGTATTATTTCGTCGCTGCTGTCGATACCCCATCCGACACAGCGGTATGCGGCCGAAGCCTCGTCCCAGCGGTAGGCCCTCTCGTTTGCCGTGTCGATGTAGAGCATTCCGGCAATTCCGGTCTCCGGAAACAGTTCCCGGGGGCCGAAATGGATCGGTTCCGCCCGACATCCCGTATCTTCGTTTCCTATCCACCAGTTCCCGTTCTCTCCGATGCGGGGCGTGATGCCGTCTTTGCCGCGGTATACCGTGCCGATGAATGCTTCGATCTCTGCCGACGCTTTCACGTCGTCGCTGGGTCCGTTCCAGAGCCAAATCCCGGGACAGGAGGGGATGCAGATATTCCTCGCGGCGTTGTTCCAAAAAGCACCGGGCGAGCTGATCCATAGCTTCTGGCAGAGCCATCCGCTGCCGAGGAAACATTTGGATAGGGGGACATATACGCAGAGCCGATTGTCGTCGAGTTTTTCGCAATGATCGTATATGCCGTTTCTGCGGGACACCTTGAACCGGACGCCGTTGTCGGCGAAGAATTCGATTTCGAAATCTATGCTGTCCTCGGGAACGGGAGCCGGGACCGGATTCCCGTTGTCATCGGATTCCTGAAACTGTTCGATGAATGAAAAATCGGTTTGGTTGTTGAGTCGTATTTTTGCGGCTTTCGTTTCCATGTGCAGGTCGTTTGAGGCAAAATTAGGAGGTCGGCGTCCGCTTTGAAAGGACAAATCTTATCGTCTTTCGGGGAAAAATTCTCCGGGTATGATCTGCGGTTCGGGAAGTTCTGCCCGCTCGTAAAAACGCTGCTCGTTGCGTTCTGCGAGGTGGTATTTGAAGGTATACGCATTCAGTTCGCGTGCCGCGTGTTCGACTTTGTATTCATCTACGATGATCCGATGCCATTGGCCGTCGCGGTAAACCCAACGGTCGCGGCTTTTGATGAAATCCTGATGTTGTGCGGCCATACGCTCTGAATCGATATAGCCGGTGGAAGTCTCCCAGTAGGAGGTATAGTTGTTGGTCAGTTCCTTTTCGACCTCGGAGTTGGTGAAGGTCTCGACATCTCCCTCTGGTTTGAGAATGGTCTTTCCTTGCATCATCAGCGTGTCGAAGCCTCCCATGCCATTCACGAACCCGAAGCATTGATCGTCCATACGGTCCTTACGCAGGAGATAGCGTTGCCCGATCGGGTGGTTGGGCTTGTCGATCAAAGTCGTGACCCCTCCCGATATTTGGGCCTTTTGGCTGGTTCCGAAGACATCGTAGGCGATGGGAATGAGGCCCTTTTCTTCGCAGAATTCTTGCCAGCAGGCGCCGAAGCTCGTGTCGATCTGATTATATGTGTAGGAACCGGGGGTCTCCGAAATCTGTTTGGTGAATGTACGGCCGTCGGCGGTATAAAGCGTGGTGTGAAGTTCCATTGTCTGGTAGGGGTACGGCCGGACAAATGCCAGCCATTGCGGCTGCCGGGGTGTTGTTTCGATGATCTGCGGCTGGTGCGTCAGGAAGTTCCGGGCAAAGAAGTCGATGATTTCAGATGCCGTATCGAAAGGTTTCGATACTCCTCCCGGCATTAAGTAGCTGCCCAATTTCATACTTTCGCCACCTTTGTTAGCACTCCACGCAACCTGTGGGAGATTTTTGGTGGTTGTGTATGGACCGGCCAGCGAAGGGATAAGCCGAACCAGTTGGCGGACGTGGATGGTGACCTCCCCGTTCGCATCCGGATGTAGTTCGACATTATCGACTATCACGTTGTCGTCTATGAAATATGATATGCGCATCGGACTCTCGACTTCGGAGAAAACGATATTGCTGGCATTCTCCGTAAAGGAGACCGCATAGTGACCGCGAATTGTGAATCCCATGTTTTTTTCGTCAAATGTATGGTTTCAGAAATCGGGATGAAAGGACAATTACACCTCTACGAATTCGGCATTGGCGAATGCTACCGTTGCCTTGTCGGAGAGCGTGATTTCCATGGTCTTGATGAGAAAGAGCCGGTTGTAAAGCATGATCTTGCGCCAGAGTTTGAGTTGCGCGATGTCGGCGGGAGAAAGTATCACATCGGCCTTTACGGAGTCTTTCTTCTTCACCTGCCATTGCGCAAATGTCTCGTGGAATTTGGCATAGAGCCCGTTGGTGCCCCCGATGGCGATGGAATAACGTGTGTTCGCCATCTCGGAGCCTCCGTCGATGTAGGGCTCGGGGCGTGTGAAATAGTTTCCCTGATCGAAGAAGTTGTTTTCGATCAGTAACCCGATGTATACGTCCGAAGGGCGGTTTCCGCCGACGGTGGGGATATCGACGACGGGTGCCATGGTGCGGAGCGTCACTTGTGCGTCCGTGGATTCGACATTGATGAGCGTTGCGACATTTGCCGGGATGCAAGGGGTACAGATGAAGCCGATGCTGTTTTCGTAGTTTTGGCCGTCGCCTCCTCCTTCGGATAACTCGACCTTGTTGACGTTGGCCTGGAATACGATGTCGATGAGCGGTATTGTAGTTTCTGTCTTATTGAAAACGATCTCCCCCATAAGTATCGTTCCTATCCAGTCCCAAACGCGTTTCCAGTACAAGTAGGCTTTCACGGCTTTTCCCGAATAGACGTTCCCGGAGAATGTCACACGAACGTCGATGTAGTTGTCCGAAGTCCGGAATTTGGAGATCAGTTCCTCGTAGTTGGATGCGGAATAGATGCTCTGTGCGAGTTCTTCGTCGAACTCCTCCTCTTTGGCGGGATCGTAGTTCTGCTCGCCGTTGGCGTATTCCAGGGAGTAGCCTCCGGCCTCTCCGGCGACGATGGCATAGATGTCCGATACCTTCTGCGTCCAGTCGATAAACGTCTTGTCTTGAAGTATCGAGCTGTTGGTGCGTACATTGTAGTATCCTTTTTCGGGGAATATTGTCGCGCAGAACATTTTGAGGATGTTGGCGATGAACTCCGCCTTTGTCATCTCGGGCAGGGCCTCCGCGGCGTTGAATCCGGTTCCGATACACAGATTATCATCCGTGCCGGAGCCTGTATAGGGGATGCCATATCGGTCATTTTGCCACGCTTCGGGCTTGTAGGTTCCGAGTATAGCCATACGATCGAGATAGTCCTGGACCTGGGATGGGAAGATCAGCCCGGGGTGGATCTTCTCCAGCAGATAAGCTGCCTTGATTGCCGGAATGATATAGGGCGTATCGGTGTAGAGGTAGTTGGCGTATTTGTCGATCGAAGAGCATTCCGCCTCTCCTGCGGCCGTGGGGTATTCGATCTTTGCGCTGTTGGCCTTGCGGACGATCATCGGGAGTCCGATATCGGGATAATCTCCTTTGCGGGCGTTCTGCACGAATGTTGACATTGCCATGCCTGAGTAGTCCCGGCACGCTATTTCGTGGATATTCCCGGAGAATGCCTCTGTCGCATCGGCACCTACGAATGTGTATTTGAGCGTTTGGTCGGAGAACTCGTCGAACTGGAGTTCCCCGGAGAATAGTTCGAAGCCCTCGAAGATGATGGCGGCGGGAATCTTTTGCACGGCGGGCGGAATCATCATGACATCGACGAACCGGAATTCCACCTTGTTTGTCGGGGAGAGCGGGAACTCGATGCCCGTTGAGACGGCCACAGGCATGCGGTCGTCTGCGAAGAGGGGATTTTCGAGGGTGAGCGTTATCTCCTGCCCGGGTGTGATGTCGAGCGTGCGTCCGGATTCGAGACTTTTGATCAGTAACATGTCTATTTGAGTTTTCCGCGGTTCATCATACGTTCGTATTCGCGCTGCTTCTCGATCAACCCGGCCTTGCCCATCAGGGACACATCGGCGCGGATGGGTTCGTCGAGGCGTTCGGTGAGCCTGACTACCGCCGTGTAGAGCAGCCTGACAAGTGCCGGATCAGAACCTTCGGATGCGGTGGAAACCGTCGGACTTGCATTGATCGTGTCGATTGCTTGTCCCGGGGAAATGGCTCCGCCTGCGGCCCTGCCGGGAATGTTGTAGAGAGCCGGGAGTACTTCGCCGAAATTGAAGTCTGCAAGGTTTCCCTGCCGCCGCACGGTTTCGAAGAGTCCGATGATAGGCCGGGCTGTGGGGTTCTTCATGGCATCGTTGGGTATGATGTACTCGAGTCCGTTCTCCCCTGTAATGACCGTAGGCCGCTCGACATATCCCCGCTTGTCGGGCTCTACGGATGCCTGGAACTTTCGGCCGTCTTGAGTGCGTGCGACGAGCAGGCCGCCCTCTTCGGCTCCGGCGATTGGCGTTGCGGCGATCATGGCGATTTGTGCAGCACCCATGGCTCCGGCGATTGCCGCTAAAACAAGGTTGGGAAGAGCTTCGGCCACGGCCCGTGCCGTCGCAATCGTAGCTTGAGCGAGATTTTGGGCCTTCTGGCGTTTGGCCTGCTTGATTTCCAGTTCCTCCTGTTTCTTGTCGTACTCCTCGTCCATGCGTTCGGTCTCGGCATCGTATTGTTCCTGTGTCATCAGCCCGGCATCGAGCCTGTTCTCCATGGATTTTTTGCGTTCGTCCTGATTCTTTTTGAACTTCTTGAGCGAGGCATTCTCCTTTGCCGTCATCATTTTGTCGTAGCCTGAATATAGGGTCATCGCCATGTCGGCAGCCTCTGCGGCGGCCGTCAGGGCCATTTTCAGTTCGTCGGCCCCGGCCTTGCCGCTGGATATGTTTTCGAAGAACAGGCCCCAGTCATCCTGAGAGAACCCCAGGATGTCGCCCTGCCTGGTCGTGAACGAGTATCCCAGCTCCTTTACGGCATCCTTCGCCGCGGCGAGTTTGGCCGTGATGGTGTCGATCATTTCTTGGAGCTGCCGTTTTTCTTCGTCGCTCAGCAGTTCAGAATCGAGGTCTATCGATTTGAGAAGTCCTTCGGCCGTAGGAATGTCGATCTGTCCTTCGGAGAAAAGCGTCTGGACCTTTGTCAACATTTCGGTATAGTATTCGGTGTCGAAAGCTTTCAGTTCTTCGATCTGCTGTTTCTTGATCTTTTTGCGCTGTGCGGCGGTGAGCGTCGCTAAGGATAGTTCCTCTTTCTGCTGGTTTACCATCAGGTTCCGCTCCTGCTTGTAGCGGTTCTCCTCGGTTTTTAGGGCATCAAGGGCCTGTTTGAGTTTTATCTCTGTGAGCTTGCGTGCATGGCTTCGGGCGAGTTGATCGAGCATGGCCGTGTTTCCGGCGTACTTTTTTTGCTGCTGGGCATAGAGAGCCTCCTCTTTTTCGACGGGATCGGTGATGCTGTCGATGCGTTGTTTCTCGATCTCTTCGAGGTCTTTTTGTTCCTGTTTCTTCTGTTGCAGGAGCAGGGTGGTGAGCTGCTCCTCGACTTTGAGGCGCTCCTTGCCTTTCAGTTCTCCGGAATTGAGACGCTTGTTCAGGGAGTCGATGTTGAGTTGCAGGAGTTGGTCGTTATAATCCTTTTCGGTGGCGATCTCCCCGTCGAGGAATTTCTTTCGGAGCGCAACGCGCTCGGCTATCTCTTTTTCGTCGAGGTTTTTGTAAGCGGCGGCCGCCGCGGCTTGCTGCGCCTGTTTTTCCTGACGGCGTCTCTCCTCTTCTTCGCGCTGTTTCTTTTCTTCTTCCGCGGCGGCTCTCTCAGCCTCGCGCCGCTCGTTCTGGGCCGAGATCATCTCCTCTAATTCCTGACCGTTCAGGCGTTTGAGCTGTGCGACGGCGCCCTCTCGAATCTGCTGGGCTTCGGCGATCTGTGCTTGGAGTCCTTCGATTTCATCAGGCCGCAGCTCCCGAAACATATCGGAGCCCCGGTAGTTTCTGGACCCAGAGTATACGACGCCGTTCTCGATTTGTTTTTGAGCCGCTTTGATAATCAGGTCCTGCTTGGCGATGTCCTTTTCGAGGTCCTTGATCGAATCGGCATAGATGTATTTCAGACGGGCACGTTCGGATTCGAGAAACTGGTTTATTTTTGCCGTGTTGACCTCTATGGCGTTGCCGTATTCATCGACAGCGCTGATTGCCCCGGGGTAGGCATCGGCGAGTTCTTTGGTGACGGTTTTGAGCCGCTCGTGTTCGTCGGCATTCAGCTCGGTTTTGCTGCGGAGCGTTTCGTACTCCGAGACCAGCGGAGGGATGGTGCTTTCCAACGTGGCCACCCTGTCGAGCTGCTGGTCGAACTGGTCTATGAGGGATTCGCTGGGCCCGATCAGTTTGGTGACGCCTTCGATCAGCCCGGTGATCCCGTCGATTACGGCCTTTATGAATCCCTTGCTGTTGTAGAAGGAGAGCATCAGTCCCTCCCATGCGCTCTGCAAGAGTTTTACAGACCCTTCGACAGAGTCCAGCCTCTCTTCCTGTATGCGTTTGAGTTCTCCATCGACATCTTGCAGGCTGTCGCGGAGTTCTCCCATCGAACCGGCTCCCCGCAGGAACGTGTTGAACGCCGCCACGCTGCGCTTGTCGGTCAGGTCGAGTGTTTTGGCAAGGTTGATACCTTTGGCGTCGAGTCGCTGGAGGCCGTCGATCAGGTCCGGCAGGGAGCGTATGGGCTGGCCGAGTTCCTTGGCGAGCTTCCCGTTTGCATCGGCGAGGTTGAGCAGGATGTTGCGGGTTGCCGTCGCGGCGCTCGATGCGTCGAAGCCGCTGTTCGCAAGGGTTCCGAGCAGGGCGATGGTATCCTTAACGTCGAACCGGAACGTTTTGGCCACCGGCCCGACGATCGACATGGCGGTTTGCAGATACTCGAACGAGAGGGCGGACTTGTTGCACCCTACGGCCATTGTCGCCAATACGTCATCCGTCTCGGATACATCCTTGTCGAAGGCCCGAAGCGTTGCGCCGGCCAGCGCCGCGGCTTCCGGAAGATCTGCTCCGACTGCCGTGGCGAACTGCAACACGGGTTTTGTCATTTGCAGGATTTGCGGCTGGTTGAAGCCCAGCTTGGCCAGTTCGGTTTGCAGGTTCGTGACCTGGGATGCGGTGTATTCGGTCGTCCGTCCGAGTTCCAACGCTGATTTGGTGAGCCCCGTCATTTGGGAGACATGGACGCCGAGGATCGTCGAGAGATTCACGTTCGCCTGCTCGAACTCCCGGATTTTGTTGATCCCGCCGGTGAAGAGACTGAAGATGCCTTTGATGGCGTTGTAGTAGACGAACAGTTTTCCGACGGCAGCCTCTATTTTCCCGAATCCCAGTTTGTCGAATGCGCCCCGTGTTTCTTTTACCTTGCCGGTGAGTTCATTGAGCCGGGCTTGTGTACGCTTAATTTCGTTGTTTATTTTTGCTATTTTATCGGCCTCTTTTTCCGGACTAAGATGACTTGCTTCTCGTCTAAGATTCCTGATGTGTCTACTCAGTTCGTTAATGGTCATAGTCTCGATTTTCTGCTGCCGGACGAGAGCGTCGAGCCGCTGCTTAGCCTTGTCGGCGGATGCGGTCTGGTTGTCCAGCCGCTTTTTGAGATTGTCGTACTGGACGGTGTTCTGTTTGCCCTGGCGCTCCAACTCCGCCATCTCGGCGCGCGTCTTCCTGATGCTCTCCTGCCAGTCGTTGAAGGCGTCTTCGGCCTCCTTGATCTTTTTGCGGCCGTCGTCGCCGTTTACGATGATATTCAGCCGGAGGTCTTCCTCTCTGATTTTCGAAGCCATTACTGCGGGTTTTGTTCGTTAAACTGTGCTTTGATACGCTGGGCCACTTCGTCGGTGAAACCGTACAGGAGTTTGTATTCGATGTTGGCGAGGGTGTATTCGATGAACCGGTTGTGGATCTTGCGGTTCTGGCGAATCGTCCGGCGGCCCCGTTGCACGGCCTTCATGTCGAGGAACCGCTCGTAAATTTTATGGGTGAAGGCCAGTTTGCCGGAGAACTCGTCGCCGGAGGATACGTCGATCCTTCGTTGTGCGAAAAGGTTTCCGGAATGCGCATTCGTCTTTTCGCGGATGGCATTGCCCTGATAATACAGCAGGCGGTCCCCCTGTTTGGCGAGGACCTCCCGGACGAAGTGTTGCTCGACGAGTGAAGGCATGGCGGTTATTTTGGAACAAATGTAGCCGGCCATGCCCCCGTCGGAAAGGACAAAACGGGAGATGAAAAAGCCCCGCGGGGAGCGGGGCCGCGGAGGTTGTGGTGGTTTTCATAACATTGAGATTTAGCAATAAAAAACTGCGTTACGAGTTGCTCGGCTCTCAATGCAGGCCGTCGGGCGTTTCCGCTACCGAACTCGACGCAGTTAAATTTAATAATATACGGGTACAAAAAAAGCCGAAATAATTCGGCGGCATTGTACCGCATTGAGATTTAGCACTACAAATATAGTGAACTTTTCGGAAGATGCAAAAAAAAACGTGACGAAATGTCACGCTTTAGGGAACAATAGAAAGGGGGCTCTATTGCGATCACATCTGTAATCCAGGTGCGTCGGCGATCCACAGTAAGGATAGCCCGTTCATAATTGAACGTCAATATATAATTTCCCGCCCAATCCGCGCTCTACAATATCGAACAACGTTTTGAGCGTAATGTTCTCACCGTCGTTTTCGACCTTGGAAATGAACGTGCGCTTTTTGTCGATTCGGTCGGCCAGTTGTGCCTGAGTCATCTCTTTTTGTTCCCGTGCCGTTCGGATTTTCAGCCCGATCCGCAATGCGTCGAGATCGCGTTCGATACGGTCGCGTTCTGGCGTGCCTGCCTCACCGTAATACTGATTCTTGATCTGATTTAATGTTTTTGTCCTCATTTTCGGTTTCGGGTATAAATCCGTTTTCAGACAGTCGAATGAACGCTCGAACGATATTATCGAAATCCGGATTATTTTCATGTATTAGCAAGGATGAATAGATGTCGTAATATTCAGACCTATATTGTTTGTCCACCTTGCAAATCGCTGTGTCGTGCAGACGGGTATACCATTGTTGAAATAGCCTGTTTCTACCTTTTTCCCGATGATCTGTGTTGTCGCAGACAATCACGACGGCATTATTGTTGTTTTTGAAAATCTCTCCGATTATCGCGCAGATTGTATCTGCAATTCTGTCATCTTGCGGAATATTTGCTTCTACTCGGGTGTCGAAATTGAATGTGTATACGTTCTCGAAAAGGTCGTCATATGCGGTCATATCGAGGAAATACGCAACATATACAACACCAGCCTTTGTTGTAAATTCGTATGTTAATTCACCGCAGAGTTTGTAGCTATAAGGGTGTAATGAATCGTACATGGCGTTCTTTGGCAATTTTTTTCAAATCGCCACCTTCACGAATGCACTTGTGGATAGCCTTTTTGTCTTCCACCATTTTTTCCAAAATGCTGGTCGGTTTGGTTTTCTCGGTTTTCATTGTGCGATTTGCTTTATATTTCATAACGCGAAAGTAATTTATAAATTACATTTGTGCAAGTATTTTGCCGGAAAAACAAAAACGCCCCGATTTTTTCGGGGCGGATATGAAATCGCGGGGAAACCTATCGGATCGTTATGGTCGCGCACCACCCGTTCCAGCCCCCGAAAACGTTGTATTCGGGAGTCACAACGATTTGCTCGATTTGCATTCCTGCCAGATAGGGGCATGCCCCGTTGTCCGATTCGCGTATCGCCCTGCGAAATGCTTCGAGTGTCGCCGCCATCAGGCCGTGCAGCCGCAGATATTCGTCTATATCCACGATTTTACCGGAGGCCATCCCGGCGCCTTTCGAGAGTATCCAGACGATGACGGCGTTCTCCTCGCGGTGAGCGTCCACATTCTCCATGTCGATCTTCGCCTCCGGGAGCGTCATGATCATCTGTGCCTCCGTTATGGCGGCGTTCCCGAGAATCTTGGTCGCAGAACTTTCGTCTACAACGGCATTTGCCTCCCGAATTCCGGGAATCCGGAGTGCGGCGAGGAATCGGATGAGTTTAGCGGTGTTTGCGAGCAGCAGCATCGTTTCGTTTTTTATAGTGGTACAATAAGGAAAGGATTTCGATCATCCCCTGCCGATCGGTCTCTTCGATACTTCCGAAGATTCGTTTCTCTGCCAAGTCGTAAAGCAGGGTAATCCACCCGGGAGAGTCCCCGTCTTTCTCGGATGTGTCGGAACTGAACAGTTCAGCGAAGGAGATCTCCTGGCTGCCGATGACGAAGCGGCCGGTCTGCATGTACCTCACGCATGCGGAGAACCAGAGCAGCACGAGTTGTTTCTGCCACGGCTTGAAGCGGCGGCAGAGGTTGGCGTACCGGTCGAGCGTATCGGGCGAGTAGGGGACGACGCGGCGGCCGGAGGGCTGGATCGGGCCGGCCGGCCGGTAGAGACATGCGAGCATCCGGTCGAGATGATGGTCGTCGTTGGTTTGCAGATAGAGCTGCATTTCGTCCGATGCCCCGCGGAACTCTGCGAACGAAATATCCAGCAGAGCCTCCGCCGGGCCGAAGAGCCTTCGCCAGCCGGTGCGCACCGAAGGCCAGAAGTTGCGCACGGAGTCGAACCGGATCTGATAACCGTCGGATGTTTTTTCCAGAATGCCGCCGAGAAGTTGATCGCAGAGGAGAGCGACCTGTTCGGCCCGTCGTTCGCGCTGCGCCGGCGTCTCGGGATGCCATGCTGTTCGGATCGCACTCCGGAGTGTCCGGCGGATTCTGCACAGTTTGTACAGAACCCTCACCCGGAACTCGTCGATGGACATAAGCCCCGCGCGATGTTTCGCCAGGCATTGCATGATGTAGACGACCTGACGGCCGGTCATCTCGTCGTACGTCGCCGGGATGCTGATTTCGATACCCCGGCCGGGAATTTCGAGTGTGTTCATCCGGCGGTGAAGTATTTGTTTCGGGGATCGTTCTCGGGCAGCGGATCATATTGGGCAGCAACGTTGCGCCGCTTGGTTACGGCCTTTTGGAGCTCGGTGAGGGCGTCCGTGGTTTCTTCTTCGAGCGTGCGCAGCAGGTATCGTGTTGTCAGGATGTCGGCCGGTTCATTCGCTTTTCCTCCTTGGAAGGATGCCGAGAAGCGGCGTACGACAGCGTCCGGAAGGATTTGCACCGACATCCGCTTTACGGCGGTCTGCACCGCATAGAGCGGTATGCACTTCTTTGCGGCTGCGGCGATCTCCTCGAGGTTGTCCTCAGCAGTATCCCCTGCGAGAATCTTCCGGAAGTTTTCCTCCCCGACGACCCGCACGATCTTCCGCTCCTGGCATTCGATCATGAAGGGCGCGAGCAGATAGAACGTGTGGTAGGAGTTCTCGATCGGGAATACCTCCTGGAATTCATCCAGCGAACGCACGAGGGATGCTTTGAGCCGTTTGAGCACCGGAGCCTGCTGCCATTCCGGGATGTCGTTCTCCTCGAAGAGGCGGTACATGGCATCCAGCAGCCGGTGATAACGGTCGAGCAGGGCTCGGTCGTCCATTTCGATCTGCCAGCGCCACGGGATAGACTCGTTTTCCTTGTCGAGTTTCACTTTGCGTCCCTCGTCCTCATGGCCTACGGTGTTCTGCTGGTAGAAGCGGTAGACGGCCAGCGCTGCAACCGGAAGGCGGACCGCTCGGGCTATCAGCGCTTCGGGGTTGGAGCCGGAAGTTTCGAATGCCGGAGAATTATAGTAGGTTTCGACCCGCGCGAAGAGCTCGCTGCCGATCATGCGGCGAATGTCCGCCTCCGCCAGCGCGATCTCCGTGGCGATTACGGAGTAGCGGTTGGTCTGGTAATAAATGCCCAGCAATTCCTGAAGTTCGGCCGGACCGTCGTTGTCTTTGTTGAAAAGCATGGCATCAGTTGTTTTTCATACGTTCGGATTCGGAGATTCCTTCCTCGGACATGACTACTGCATGGTAAAACCCGAGCTGGTAGCGGGTTCCGGGGAAGTTGTAGGCGATAGCCTGGTTGATGGGACCGAGAATTACCCGCTCGGGGATGCGCGTGTCGAAATGCAGGAACACCTTGAGGGCGTAGAGCATTTCGGAGCCGCTGGCGAGTTTGCCGTTCACCATGATGTTCGTCAGCGAGGGGTGGAGTGCCATGCCTGAAGTAATCGCCGAGGATGCTGCCTCGCTGATCTTGAGCTGCGCCTCCACGAAATCCTTGATCTTCTGGTCTACGGGCTCGATCTTCCATGTGATGAGATTGTGGTCGTCATCATAGGAGTCGATGGACTCGAAGAATTTCCCGGCGTTCTGTTTCCCGGAGAGGGTTTCGGTCAGTGCGTCGAGGATCTTCTTTTTGGCCTGTTTGTAGCGGGCTTCGATCTCCTCGGGCTGCTCTTCGGGATACTTTTCCCGAAGTTTTTCTTCGATCCGGTCCCAGTATCCCTGCGGGGAGTGTACGTGATAAGCCAGATTCAATCCGTTTTCGGTTACATGCCGGAAGATCATCGGGATGTCCGAACCGCGGAGAATCCAGCGGATGGCACCCATGAATCCGGGCGTAGCGTAGAAATTGCGTCCGAAAGCATAGGTGTAGTTGTAGGATGCCGAAATCGGATAGCGGCCCGGATCGGTCGGATCGAATACGGGATAGCTCCGCAGTCCGGAATTCACACAAGCCGTTTCGAAATCCCCGACGAGGATGTGCCGCACGTCGTCGATATTGCGGGAGTCGGCCCATTCGAGGCGGGCGTCTTTTGCGCTGACGAACTCCAGTCGGGCGATGCGGCGGCCGTGTCCCGGCAGGCGGTATCCGCGTTCGAGGGGATGGATGGCGAAGAACCCGCCTGTATGGAGATAGTCCGTCGCGGCCTGGTCGATGAAACGATCGTAGTCCCAGGATCGGAGCCATGCGGAGATGTTCGGATCATCGACCCAGCGGCGTGTGATCTTGCCGCCGTCGAAGGCGTTTTCGTAGAGAAATGCTCCCTGCCCGGTCAGCAGGTTCTGTTTGCGGTGGAGTACCCCCGGAGCGAGGTTGTTGCGGGCCATGATGTCACGGATCATCACGGGAAAGTCGTTGTTGATGCCGTAGGGGACGATCTTGTAACCACGCATGGTCTGATAGGTTTGCTCCCAGTTGCCTCCGCCGTCGGCCGCCATGTCGAAGATGTAGCTGTCGAGACTGCTTCGGGGGCTGGTCGAGAGCGATATGGCCTGACCTCCGAAGTCGAGGATAGCGGCCGAATCGGAGAGATGTCGGATTTTCGGTTTCTTGCCGGTTGTTTGTTTCTTCATTGTAAAACTACTTTCTGTCCGTTGAAGATCATCAGGAGCGGCCGGTAAAACCGGCGGGCTTCTCCGGTGTCGAGGTCCACGTACTCCTCGAGCAGTTCGGCGAAGCGGTTCCCGTCGGCATGAGGCCGCGGGCGGAGTCGGGCATGCCGCACATCCACGATCCCGCGGCTCTCCTGTGTCGATGTGGAACACGACATGAAAGAAAAGGAGAACGGCTCTTGACGATCCGAGAGTTCCCGCATTTGTTTGATGGCTGCATACAGATCCATGACGCAAAAATACCTGCTATTTGGCGGGGTGAAAGGACAAAAGATGTCCGGAAAAGTATGACGGAATGGGGCGGGCGGATGAATTTCAGTACGCAATAAAAAAGCGCGACTGATTGTCACGCTTTGGGGTATAAATTCATGGGCAAGA